ATCCGTCAAATTCCGGATACACAGCGTTGTCAGACTCCATGTAGGTCTTCAGCTGCTTCTTGATGAAGTTTTCAAACTCAGTGTTGAATTCCGTATCACCGGCTTTCACACCGTCAATATGGAGCTTGTACTTCTGTCCATTGGTCTGTTTCAGCGCTTTGGCAGCGGATGACAGGATCTTGCCATATTCCATGTACATTCCATCAATCAGCTGTCTCACATTGATGTTGTCCAGCCGGAACAGGTAGCTGTCATCCTGTGTAAACTTCTTGTCAAAAGTAAAATTGCCTACAGCCACCATCTCATAGATGTCACCCAGCACAGGTCTCTCCACAGCTCTTGTGTAAGAGTCAGCACAGTACAGATAGCCGCCTGCCTCCACCACCAGGGCCTCACCGTTACGGATCACTCTGTTGATCACCTTGTGCCAGAAGACACTGGATGTCTCATTTCTGTTTGGTGAGACATTCAGAAGATAGTAGTCACGGTTCTTCACCGGCTTTCCCTTCTCAAATACCCTCATTTCAGATCTGCTGATAGCATTGCTGATCAGAGATGATGCTGTATAAATGGCCAGTTCCTTGTAATAAAGCTCTGCAGGAATGTCTATCACTACAGATGATGCATCCGGTCCGTATTTCTCTTTGACAGGGAAGAGTTTTTCAAGGAAATCACTAATCCATGCCACCTGATCACCCCCTTTCAGAATGTAATGACATTCACTTTTGTTATCTTTGGACGCTCTTTTATAGCAGATTCAGCCACCATACTGGCCACAAGTGCCATAAACGGATCTGTTTTTCTGCTTTTTGCCTCAATTTTGGCATAAACAAAGGAGCCTTTATCAGCTCCCACATCTCTGCCATATCTGATTGTCTTTGTATTGTTAGTGGCCCACCTCAGCACCGGATTATTGCCCCAGTGGAAGTACCTGTTAAGGAAACAGTGGTCTATGACCGGCACCACCTTGATAATATCTGTCTGTTTGACCAGCATCAGGTTCTTCTGGTCCTTGCTGATGCCCACCTTGGAGAGTGCATCAGACAAAAGTGAGTACCTGTAAGAGTCGATTGCCACCATACTGATGTTGTATTTACGGCCCATCTCCTGGATGTAGTTAGCTACTATGGATGGATGGATCTCCACATCATCCACAATTTCCAGGTGATCACCTTTCAGCCACTCCTGCCATGGACATTTCAGCCTCGGAATGTCTCTACTCTCTCTGCAGATCCATGCCTTGTTGATGTCATAGCGCTTGTCACCATCCTTGAAGTGAAAATTGACTGCCATCCAGTCTGTAGTCTTGGAGTAGTCGATCCCCACGGAACAATTCCAGCCTTTCAGGTCCGGGATCTCCTTATTAGTGGCCGCTATGGACTCCCAGTCAGCCACAGCTGACTCTTTGGAAGACTCCGGCAGGTTCATTCTCTTTGACATGAATGCCGGCAGCCGGTCCGGGTTCTTCTTCCACTCCCTGTACTCCTTCCGGATCTCCAGGAGAAGGTTTGGGAGGTACGGAAGAGATGGATTAGCTTTTGGCCAGTTGACCTCATCATCCACCTCTTCCTTGGAATCCAGTTTGCAAACAAATGGCAGCAGTCCGTTATCATCGGATCCGGCTCTCAGGATGTCCTCTGCTTCAGCCAGGAGATCATCCAGCGGACCCTCTCTCACATCTCCATTGGTGGTGTAGTAGCTCCTCCTCGGATGCTTCTTCTTACCAAGACCAGTAGTAAATACATTAATGTTGTCATAATTCGGATACTGGTGGATCTCATTGAAGATCACTATGCCGGATCTGAGACCGTCCTTGCCCTTTGGGCTGTTGGTCCGACCCTTGATCACAGATCTTGTCTTGGTGCAGATGATCCGCTCCTTGGTCCACCCATAAAAGCGCTTGATCTTCTTCATGACAGCAGGCTCTTCATAGAATCCTGTCAGGTCCTGCACCGGCCTGACTGCCTGCTCCTCATTGTTGGCACAGATGTCCACATCATACTCTTTGATGCCGTTGTATGGAGATGTAAGGCACATGCTCTCAACAGCTATGGTGCCATCCTTGCCGGCACCACGACCCAGCATACAGAACAGATCCGGCCATCTCACCTGTCCGGATCCTCTCCAGTAGGTGCAGTCATGCAGTGCGATGCAGAATTTCTGCCAAGGGAACAGTGGGAATGGGATGTACTTTTCACAGATCTTCATGTAGTTGTGCAGCTGCTCCATGTCTATGTAGATGTCCTCTTCTTCAAAGCACTTCTGCACATGTTCCACCAGTAGATGCTGCTCCTCACAACACTGGTAGGTGTCATTCTCCACTATGTCGATCCATTCCCGGACTTCAGGAGGAAGGTCACATCTCTTCATCTTCCCCACCAAGACCAGCGTCAGGCTTAATGCCTAGCATGTCCAGGAGCTTGATCATCTGCTGATTGGTCTTCAGGACCTGATCCACACTGTCATTCTTCTTGGATCCGTACTGAGTCTCAGAATTCTGCCACTCCACAAACGTACCACGGATCCTGATGTCATCATTGGCCAGTTCCTTGATCACATACATCTTCATGTAGTCCTCTACCAGGTCAGTGAAGTGCGGCAGATCGTTTCCACCACGCTCCAGCTGGTCCAGTAATGACTTCCGGATGGACTTATATGCTTTTGATTTTTTGATCTTATCAGGAGTCAACATATACCCACCCCTTGTAAAAACGCTGTAGAGATGAATTGTACAGCACCCCTTCCCGTTGCTGACTCCCCCAGAAAAAAAGGGGTATAGGGGATCCGGGGGTATAATTACCATCTCTCTTCATTGACGAATCCTTCCGGATTCTTTTTCATCTTCTGCTTCTCAGGATGCAACTTATTGTGGCAGGACTTACAGACTGGTATCAGGTTCTCCTTCATCTCCCCTGTCTCATAGTCCTTATACCATCGGCTCAGTGCAAGCTCCGGATGTTCTCTCACATGGCATACATGATGCACAGTACTGAGCAGTCTGTCACCATCATGTCTTGTGATCACTCCCAGCTTCCTGCACTCAGCACATTCATAGTGGTGCTCCTTCAGTATGGATCTCTTCAGCTTGATCCACTCCTTGGTCTTGTAGAACCTCCACAGATCATCCTTGCTGATCAGATCCCTGATCCATTCTTCAGTGACCATTAATCTCCATGCCCTCCACCCAAACAAAAAGACCAGGTGACATCTGTCTCCTGATCTTTCCACCACACAATTATCTCAAAACAAAGTACGCAAGTACATAACATTAAGACATCATTGTTCTTGTAAATGTCTGAAGTGCCTCACCATGAAGACGGTTTATGTGGCCATATGTATATGGCATTCCATTTGGTTTCCTCATAACACAGGCTATCTCTTCTAACCTCATGTAATGCATCCGTCCATCTCCACTCTTCTTGCCTACATATTTGAGCTGAAGTAACTCTATATATCTTGCATCATCTAACTGATGTATCTGATCAATGATGTGATCACGCATATCCACATATTGATCTATCATCTTCTCTATCTCTTTCTCCAGGTCAATGTACTTGTCCACTGTCCTTGCCATCTTGTCTCCGGATCCTGATGTCTGTACCTTGTCTTTGCTCAGGACCGGTGAGCTGTTGCCTTCTGCCAGTGTTCTTAGGTAGTCCTTTTCCTCTTGCTTCTGTCTTATCTTCAGATCCAGCAGCTGGATCTGATTCAAATACTCCTTAGCTGTCATTTGGTCTCTCCTCTGGGTAGCAGATAGGTAGCAGATAGGTAGCAGATAGGTAGCAGATAAAAAGCCGAAAAAGCCTTTATTTATGGGAAGGTAGCAGATGGTAGCAGATAAAACGCACTTCTATTACTATATATATTTTTTATTTATTAAAAAATAAAAGAAGTTCAAAGTATCTGCTACCATCTGCTACCTCGGCTTATTTAGCCACTTTCATCTGCTACCTTTATCTGTTACCATCTGTTACCTATCTGCTACCTTTGCGGTTTAATACTAATATTTAAACTGTATTTCGTTTATTGCAGTAAGTACACGGCATGTGATAGCAGTTATACTTAGGTTTGTGCTGTGACGGCTCATAATTGTCCACACATTTCCACTTCCCATTTTTATGCCGGTGCCGTTCGTTTGGGTATGGCATGTAGCATGAGCAGTCATAGTCCGGTATCTTCTGCAGCCTGTATCCATGCCTGCCTGCTTCAGCTCTCAGTTCATCCAGCTTCATGACTCTCTCCCAAGAAGGTAGTCAGTTGTCACTCCAAAGAAGTCTGCCAGCTTGATCAGAGTCTCTACATCCGGATACCTGCTCTTGCCGTTGATCAGCCTGGAGATAGTTGCATTGGACAGATCAAGCTCATCAGCCAGCTGTCTCTGAGACATATTGTGGCAGGCCATGAGATCCAGCAGGACCACTGCAAAGTCACTCATGATGTGCCTCCTCTATGTTCGCTTCCTCTCTGTTCAGTTCATCAGCAAACTCCTCTGCCCATGGCAGGCAGTCAAAGGATCCTTTCCTCTCACCGGTCTCCTTGTGCTCCACAAAATAGGCGAGCACTCCCTTAACATAATCACTGGTCACTGTCCACATCTCCACCACCTCCACAACATAATACAAGCTACGATCATAAGTATGAGCACACCGATGATCTGTCCGACTGCAAATGCTATCAGTACGTCAATCACGGCATATTTTCCTCCTGTGCATGTGACAACAGCATGATGTGGCACTTGCTGATCCCAGTTACTGCATCCAGCAGACCATAAACAGGGCTGCTCATATCAAGTCCTTTTACTGCCTCATTGAATGCCTGCTCAATTGCATTGACTGCCTCTTCCTTGGTGATCAGCTCATCCAGCCGGCTGTCTCTCTCAGGTTTAATCATTCCCATTATTTTGCTCCTCCTCTCAGAAGTTTATCCATCATTTCCAGCGGTATTACTGCTTCAGTCTCTGCTGCTGCGATGTCAACAGGTGGGTAGATCTCAAGCTCTACTGGGATCAGCGGACAGTCATGCAGCCTCTCCTTGTCACTGTCAAAATTCATGAGCACCATTGTGTCTGACCACCATCTGGTGCCGGTCACAATACAAGACATCTGATCATAGTTAAGAGGACAGTCACTGCAGTTTGTGGGCATCTCCATGCCTCTTACTATTACACTTTTCATTCTGTTCCCTCCTTGTAAGGTTCAGGCAAGGGAATCCATGCCTTTACATCTCTAGGGAATACCCACTCTTTACCACCACTGCGATAGCTCATCCAGTTAATTGAGAGTGAATCATCCAGTACCGGCTCCCCTATTCCTGGCAGTTTCTCTGTTACCGGTATCCAGTGTGGTACATTCTGCAATGCCCTCTTTACTTCATCTTGCTCTTCCTTGCTTTCGCAATGGATGATAATGTCATAGGTATCATCATAAAGAGAAGCCTTACCGTCCTCTCCGATCGCCAGCATGATTTCATCAGGAGAAGCATAATGATCACAAGTCCAATCTTCTTCTGGCTCTTCCAGGTAACACGCTTTTCTGATTTCACATTCACTGCACTGGTTATTCATTTGCTTCTCCTCTCTGCCCTGTAGCACCACCCGTTCTCATCGACATTGTGACCAATGTTATTGGCTATCCAGTCCTTATGACAGCATACTCCCCACGGATTGCCTGCTATACTGGCCTCATAGTGTATGCACTCCATACACTTGATGATCTCCGGCTGTTCTGCTGGTGGAAGATCTCTGATCTTGTCTATTGCCTTCCTTCCGACACCAGGAAGAGGGATCAGCGTATCAATGACCAGCTGTCTGCTGACTGTATCATTTTTCATCCAGTACCTCCCTCATGTACTTCCTTGCAGTAGGTTCACTGCAGCCTGCCGCCTCCATAATCTCCTGGAGACTCTTGCCCTCTCTGGCCATGCTCTTCATCAGCTCTGCTTTCGGATGGCCGCCGGCTTTAGGCTTCTTCAGGATCGCTTTGGTGAGCAGTTCATCACCACCTCTCTCTCTTCCACAGGTTCCTTGACCAGATCCTGGACAGGTTCATTCTTGGTCTGTTCCTTAACCGGAGCAGGATCCTGCAGCAAGCTCTTCAATTCAGCCACCACCTTCTCCAGCTGTTCACTCTTGCCATCCTTCCTACCTTCCTCATAGGCCATTGTTATTACTTCAAATATGTCAGCACCTCTGTGCTCTGCCAGGAAACTCTCAGCATTAATAAATCCGCTCATCTCACCCTCCTATGGTGACTATATCTGCTACATCAATTCCTACTTCTTCATGGCAGGCCTTCCGGAGCTTCTTTGGATCCATCCGGTACTCTGCCTCAATCTCCTGGATCTGTTCATAGATCCGGCTGCATCTCTCATAACCAAAACCATACTTCCTGTGGAGAGTGAGCAGCAGGCAGGCCATGATCTGTGGCCTCACCCATTTGACCTGCTACAGTCTCATGTAAGTCCACTGCTCATAGGTCATCATTCCCGGATTCAGGGATCCGTTGAGATACGGCAGGTCCTTCCAGCTCTTGCCGTCACCGTTCTGGATCTCAA